GATCAACCCTTCCCCGAGCGCGTGCGCGCCTACACTGGGCAGATACGCGCCCACAACGCCGCCTTCGAGCGACTCATTTTCTGGTACGTGTTGCAGATTAACTACGACCTTGAACAGTTCTACTGCACGGCGGCGCAGGCTCGCGCGAACTGCGCGCCAGGCTCGCTCGAGGATCTCGGGCGGTTCGCTTCGGCGGACATGAAGAAGGACTACCGAGGCGCGCAACTGATCCGCCTGCTGTCAGTGCCGCAGGCGGACGGCACGTTCCGCCAGGATGCTGCGCTGATGGCTGAGATGATCGCCTACTGCGAGCAGGACGTGCGCGCCATGCGGGCGGTGTCGAACGCGCTGCGCCCGCTGTCGGACGAAGAGCTTGCCGACTATCACGTGAGCGAGCGCATCAACGACCGCGGCGTGCTCTGCGATGTCGCGCTCTGCCGCGCGGCGGTGAAGTACGCGAGCGACGAGCTGCTCGAGATCGAGGCGCGGGTCGGCGAGGTGACGCAGGGCGAGATCAAGACCGTGCGCAGCCCGAAGATGCGCGAGTGGGTGCTCGAGCGCGTCGGTGACGAGGCGCGGAATCTCATGCGCGTAAACGATAAGTATTCGATCGACAAGGGCGTGCGAGCGAACCTGCTGGCGATGGATAACCCCGACGAGGTGCCGCCCGACGTCGCCGAGGTGATCCAGTGCGCAGACGACCTATGGGCGTCGTCGGTGGCGAAGTTCAGCCGCCTGTCGGAGCTGGCGGACGTCGAGGACGGACGCGTGCGGGGCGCGTTCGTGTTCGCGGGCGGGTCTGCCACCGGGCGCTGGTCGTCCTACGGCGCTCAGGTGCATAACTTCACTCGCAAGGTGGCGAAGGAGCCCGACGACGTGCGCCAGGCGATGGTGCGCGGTCACGCGATCGTGCCGAAGTACGGTCGCCGCGTGACGGACGTGCTGCGCGGGATGCTGCGCCCGGCGCTGGTGCCTGCGCCTGGGCACGTGCTCGTCGTCGCCGACTGGTCCGCGATCGAGGCGCGCATGAATCCGTGGCTGTCGGCGGAGATGACGTCGGAAGCGAAGCTCGACCTGTTCCGCAACGGCGAGGACGTGTACAAGTACAACGCCGCCTCGACATTCCACGTGCCGGTGGCAGAGATCGACAAGGACCAGCGCCAGATCGGCAAGGTCCAGGAGTTAGCGTGCGGCTACGCGGGCGGTGTCGGCGCGTTCGCGTCGATGGGGCGCATTTACGGCGTGCGTCTCAGCGAGACGGAGGCGCGGCGCATGGTCGATGCGTGGCGTAGGGCTAACCCGTGGGCGGTCGCGTACTGGCAAGCGCTCGAGAGCGCGTACACGCGCGCGATGCGCAACCCCGGTCGCGAGTTCCACGCCGGGCGCGTGGCGTACCTGTTCGACGGACAGCATCTCTGGTACGCGCTGCCCTCGGGGCGCGTGCTCTGCTACCCCTACGCGCGGCAGGAGGGTGACGAGATCACCTACGCTAAGGCGTCATGGAAGCCCGCCGCGGACGCGGAGGAGTGGCCCCGCGCGCGGCTATGGCGCGGGCTCGCGTGCGAGAATATTACGCAGGCAGCCGCTAACGACGTCCTGCGCTCTGCGCTGCGGCAGATGGATGCCGTCTTACACGTCCACGACGAGATTGTGCTGGAGGTGCCGGAGGCGCACGCTGATGCGGCGCTGGCACGGCTGCTGGAAGTTATGCGCACGCCGCCCGCATGGGCGGACGGGCTACCGCTGGATGCGGAGGCTAATGTAATGCGGAGGTATGGTAAGTGAGTTTTATTGATTTCCTGATGTCGCTTGCGCCCGAGGGTGAGACGGTGCTGCTGGTCAAGCAGTCACCGCGTAGGGTGAACGGGCAGATTCAATTCCACGCGGACGGTGCCGTAAAGGGTACATGGCCCGCGTTCCTGCCCTCTGACGCGCGGATGCGCGAGGGCGACGCCTGGTACGCCAACACCGCCTCCTTCGTTGTCGACCGTCTCGACCCGGTGAGCGCCAGCGCTGCCAATTGCGAATACTGCCTTGTGTTGGTGCTGGACGACGTCGGCACGAAATCAAAAGAACCCGCGCTCGCGCCGACGTGGATCATGGAAACCTCGCCAGGCTCGTTCCAATGGGGCTACGCCTTCACGGAAGAGCAACCGACCAAGGCCGAATTTGCCGCTGCGATTAAAGCGATCGCCGACGCGGGCTATACCGACCCCGGCGCGATCAACCCGGTGCGCAACTTCCGCCTGCCGGGGTCTATCAATCTCAAGCCGGGACGCGAGCGCTTCGCCTCGCGCCTTGTCGAGTTCGAGCCTGACCGCCTGTTCACCCTCGCGCAGATCTGCGACGCCCTGAAGGTAACGCCCGCCGAACCTGACGCGCTCACGGCGTCGCCGATCAAGGTGCGCGACCCCGGCGGCGATGACGTGCTCGCCTGGCTATCTGAACAAGGTCTGGTGCTGCGCAAGGCGAACGCTGAAGGCTGGGTCGGGGTGATCTGCCCGAACGCCGCCGAGCACACGGACGGCAGTCCAGAGGGGCGCTATCTACCCGCCTCGCGCGCGTACTGCTGCCTGCACTCGCACTGCATTGATTTCGACACGCGGACCTTTCTCGCTTGGGTCGCGGAGAACGGCGGGCCTGAACACGAACCGGGTATCAGGGACGACTTGATCGCGTCGGCGATGACTTCCGCCTTGTCGAAAATCGCGCCTTCTGACTTTTTCAGCGATGACGCGGACGCCGTGATCGAGGCGGTGAACCAGCGCGAACTCGGGCGCGTGGAGAAAAATGGCTGGTTCGAGCGCTTCGCCTACGTTCAAAACGACGACAGTTATTTTGACCTCATCGACCGTCGGGAGGTATCGCGCGCGACCTTTAACGCGCTCTACCGCCATATTTCGTGTCGATCGATTCACACGGGCCGACGCATCGAGGCGGCGGTCTGCTTTGATGAATTGCGTCAGAGCATGGGCGCGCGGTCGATTGTTGGTGTCACCTACGCGGCGGGTGAGTCGGTACTCGTCGCGCGCGATGGTGACGTGTACGGCAATCGCTGGCGCGACGCGCGCCCTGCGCCTGGTACGGGTGACGTGACGCCCTGGCTCGACCATTGCCGCACGCTGCTGCCGGACGACGACGAACGCGAGCACGTGCTTGATGTTATGGCGTACAAGGTGCAGCACGCCGACGTCAAAATAAATCACGCCATACTGCACGGCGGCGATCAAGGCTGTGGCAAGGATACGCTGTGGGCGCCGTTCCTGTGGGCGGTATGCGGCCCCGGTTTGAAAAACCGAGGGTTGATGGACAACGATACGCTCAATAGTCAATGGGGATACCAGCTTGAGAGTGAGGTGCTGATTATCAATGAATTGCGCGAGCCCGAGGCGCGTGAGCGCCGAGCGCTCGCGAACCGACTCAAGCCGCTGATCGCCGCGCCGCCGGAACTGCTGGTGGTGAATCGAAAGGGCCTTTCGCCTTACGATATGGTTAACCGCATGTTCGTGCTGGCGTTTACCAATGATCCGGTCCCGATCACGATCGACTCGCAGGATCGGCGATGGTTCTGCGTTTGGTCGAGCGCTCCACGTATGCGCGCGGACGATGCGCGGGCGCTGTGGGATTGGTACAAGTCCGGCGGGTTCGAGGCGGTGGCGGGGTGGCTGCACCGCCGGGACGTGTCAAAATTTAATCCGGCAGCAACGCCGCGGTGGTCTGAATTCAAGGCGTCGCTGATCGAGCAGGGCATGTCCGTTGCCGAGTCGTACTTGGTCGATATGCTGCGCGGTCGACGCGGGGAGTTTGCCAAAGGCGTGATCGGTTCACCTTTCCACGCGCTCTGCGACCGCGTAGCGGGCGCTGTGCCGTCCGGCGTCAAGGTGCCGCAGGCCGCCCTACTGCACGCCGTGAAAGAAGCTGGCTGGATCGATTTAGGGCGGGTAGCGTCGTCGGATCTGCCGACTAAAAAGCATTTATTCTGCGCGCCGGAAATGGCGCAGATGAACAAATCGGACCTGCGGCGCCTCGTCGAGGAAACGCCGCCGGTCCGATTGGCGTCGGTTAAGTGAGCGTCTGCCAGATCGGATGCGTCGGCATGTCGTCGAGGTCATTCCTAATCGGCATCACCCAGGCGCCGACCTCTCCGTCAGCGTCAAGCTGCGCATAACCAACGCCGTTGCCGCCTGGGCGAATCATCGTCGGCGCTACGCGCTTGCGCTGGATCATCCGCGCGGCGGCGTCGACGCGGGCGTGAAATTTCGGGTCGAAAAACGCGATCGCGTCGCTCGACTTGTATTGAATGACGCGGCGCCAGTCGGGGTATTTGCCGTCGACCTCGACCGCGCTAATGTTATCGAAGCGCATCGCGTCGATATCGAATTCGATCGGTTTGCGCTTATTCTTCGCGATCAGGTCCGCGACCTCGCCCGCGATGATGTACTGACGCGCGGGGTGCGGTGTCGCGTCGATTCGCGCGACCGCGATAGCGTGACCGTCGGTCCCGACCAGAAACACGCCGTCGGGGCCCGCGTCGACCAGGACGCTGTTCAGGTAGTAGCGAACGTCGCCTTTCGCCGCGAACGAGTTAACTGCCGAAAAAACGCCTTCTTTAATGATCATTTTACTCTCCCGTCGTCCACGCGCGGTTTTGCGCGTCCTGAATGTCGAGCTGCCGATTCAATCCTTCCCAGAACATGCCGCCGAGGATCAGCCCCAGCAGCCCGATAATGGCGTACTCCATCAACGCTTTCATCGTCGGCGCCCCCAGTGATACCAGCGGCCGATTTCGTCCCAGTCGACAAAATCAAGAACCTCGCGGATGAATATGCGCGTCGCGTCGCGGTCGAAATAGATTTCGTCTTCGACGAACTCGCGCAAGTCTTCCCACGACGGGTCGACGTCGACGCCGTCTAGAAAACGCCGGAAAACCCAGTCAGTCATGTGCTCTTTCATTCTATGCTCCACGTTCCCGCGCGCAGCGCGGCTTCATCGTCTGCCGATCCGACCGCGATGAGATCGTCGAGCGCGTGCGGTATCGCTGCGCGCGCCTCTTTCTCGGACGGGTACTCGCCCATGTCGAGACTGTCTCGCCCGTCGGCGCTGATCCAATAAAGGCGCGTCATACTTCGTACTCCCCGCTCAGATAGCGAAGCTCTTGGGTTGTACGGTAGTCGCCTACCGCGCCCCAAAAGCGCCAGCCTTCGAGGTTAGTGTTGGGGAACTGCCCGTATACGTGGATTTCGCCGTTCCACGTGATTCGGTACTGACGCGCGCCGTAGGTGTCGCGTAGGATTTTGCGGATTTCAGTGATGGTCATGCTACGTTCTCCGATTGAATCAGATGGTCCGCGATCTCGTACCAATCAACGTCCGCGAGGAATGCCAGCGCGAGATCCGCGACATGCGCGGGCGCGCCAGATTCCGTGATCGCGTCCTCTACCCAAGCACGCGCTGCGCTCGCGGTGTCGGATAGTGTCTTGCCTCCGATATCGTCGGCAGTCATGCCGTCGAAATATTCGAGGTTGATCTTCCAAGTCGCGTAGTTCGTCCATCCGTTGTAGTCGCTCATGTCGTCGATCTCCCGTGTTGGTGGGGAGTAGCGTAAGGCATCGTCTTACACTTTGCAAGCGTTTTTTGTACGCTGATTTTGTGTGGTTGGGTCATGGTTAGGTCATGGTTAGGTCATGAATTTTGGCGCGATGACCTACGACAAGGGTTTGATGCGTTTAGCTTTTTTCGTGGTTAGGTCATTTAGGTATTCAATGTTCCATTTAATAAGCCTATGTAGAGGTTTACTAACCGAAAACCACTTTTAGAATGACCCAAATGACCCATGATCCGCCCGCGTCGTGAGCCCGCGTCGTGAGCCCGCGTTGACGGCTCGACGTCACCAGGCGAGCGTTACCTGGCGGCTCGACGTCGCAACGTCGACGTCGGCTCGCGCCGAGCGGCTGGCGGTAGACGTCGGCTCGACGTCGCGCAAGATATCCGCGCGCTCTCTGTTGACAGGCGCAAGAGAATGCGTTACGCTATGCGGTATGCTGAGAGCTCGCGCCGTGCGCCTGGCGGCAGGGGGGTATACCCCTCGAAGCGGTCGACGTCGATTTCGTTTACGTAGGGTCCGCACAAAATTTTTTTTTATTGCAAAACAACGTAAAACTTTCCCTAACATTGCAATTTCCTGCGACGCAACTAAACTGTCTGGCATGTTCAAGAGTCTCCCTCTCAGCATCCGCGAAGTGCGCGCCACTGAAGTAGTGCTGGAGCGCATCTACCAGGCGGCGTATCTGGGCTTGAAGGGCGACTCGCTGGCGTTAAACGCGGGACTGTTACCCGCTGAATACAATCGTCTAAAAGAACTCGATCAAACCGCAGAGCTGGCTGAACTGAAGGGACGCGCTGACGCCGAGCGCGCCGCCAGTGAGGTGTTGTACAACGCAGCACAGTCGGGCGACGCAAAGGCGGCGCTGTCGATCCTGCAACATGCACACGGCTGGGTAGCGAAACAAGCCATCTCCGTCGAAGTGGATCAGCGCATCAGCGTGATCGGCGCGCTAAGGGCGGCAGAGGAGCGCGTCATTAATGCAGAAACCAATCTACTCCCCGGAAGATGAACAGCTCCTGATGTCGCGGATCTGGTCCGTTGACATCAAAGACGACCCAGAGAAGTTCGTTCTGTTCTCGTTCCCGTGGGGGCAGCCAAACACGCCGTTGGCGGCGTATAAGGGACCGCGCCAATGGCAGCGCCAGGTTCTGCGCGATATTGCAAACCACATTATACGCAATAAAGGCCTGCTACAGATGGAGACGCTGCGCGAAGCCGTGGCGTCAGGGCGCGGGATCGGCAAGTCGGCGCTGGTGAGCTGGCTCATTCTGTGGATGCTATCGACCCGCATCGGCTCAAGCGTCATCGTGAGCGCGAACTCAGAGTCGCAGTTGCGCTCCGTGACGTGGGGCGAGCTGACCAAGTGGTCAACGATGATCGTCAACGCGCACTGGTGGGAGATATCCGCCACCAAGCTGATGCCCGCCAAGTGGCTGACGGAACTTGTGGAGCGCGACCTGAAGAAAGGGACGCGCTACTGGGCGGCAGAGGGCAAGCTGTGGTCGGAAGAGAACCCGGACAGCTACGCGGGCGTCCACAACCACGACGGCATGATGCTGATCTTCGACGAAGCGAGCGGTATTCCAGACCCTATCTGGTCCGTTGGCGCTGGATTCTTTACGGAAAACATCCTAGATCGGTACTGGTTCGCGTTCAGTAACCCTCGCCGAGGGTCTGGGTACTTCTTCGAGTGCTTTCACGCCAAGCGCAGCTTCTGGTCAACGCGTCAGGTGGACGCAAGAACGGTCGAGGACACCGATAAGCTGGTCTACCAGCAGATTATCGACGAGTACGGCGAGGACTCCTCACAAGCGCGCGTAGAGGTCTATGGGGAGTTTCCGAGCGCGAACGACGATCAGTTCATACCCCCCTCTATGGTTGTTGATGCGGTGGTCAGACCGCGCTACAAGGACAGCAGCGCGCCGATCATACTGGGCGTTGACCCTGCCCGCAGTGGGGCGGACTCGACGGTCATTGCTGTGCGGCAAGGGCGCGACCTTGTGACGCTGCGGCGCTACCAGGGCGAGGACACTATGACGATCGTGGGGCGCGTTATTGAGGCTATAGAGGAGTTCAGACCGGCGCTGGTGGCGCTGGACGAGGGCGGGCTCGGGTACGGTATTCTGGACCGGCTACATGAGCAGCAGTATAAGATCGTGCGCGGGGTTAACTTCGGGTGGAAGGCGAAGAATCCGATCATGTACGGC